AAAGGGATTTGCCAATGTCGTTAATGGAATGGAAGAGCAGGGCGCGAGTCCAACTCTTACCTCTGCTTTAGTATCAGTCGCTAAAGGTCGGGAGCTAACTGAGGGCCAGTCAAATACACTGAAGCAGTACGGCCCTAAACTATTCTTCTCCAAAGGATCGGATAGGCTTCGCAGCTTTGGTATGAATTGGTTAGGAGATTTCATTCAGCCAGTTCATGGCACTGGATTCCATGAGAAACAAAACAGCGAGCTAGGTCGTAGGATCATTCCTATTATCCAGCGTATCAAAACACTACCAGATTCAAAGGGTGTGCTTGGTACTTGGGCTTCAAAGAACAATCCTTTGAGAACCAATCAACCTGATAGTGTAACTCGTATTGTTAAGACCCTTCGTAGGCCACTAGGACATGAGTCGGAGAATCGTTTATCTCCAGAAGAGTTTGATATTTATCGTGACCTTCGTGACTTGTTTGCTCAAGAGGCTGTTAGCCTTAAAGAGTCTGGTGTATTGATGGGAAATATCGATGACTACTTCCCTCAAGTTTGGAACAAAGAGGCTATGCTTCGCAACAAGGATGATGCCATTCTTGAGCTGCAAAAGCATCTGATGCGTGAATCAGTGACCGAGCGTAATGGCGATGTCAGCGTTGCCCAAGCAAAGGAAAAGGCCGAGTCAATATTCATCCGTCTGGTTGATGATGATGGTGTATACATGCCACCTCCTACTGGAGGACGAAGGGACGTTACTGGAGATCATATTGATTACCAGCGGATGATACGCCTTGATAAATACCCTGACTCTCTAAGGTCACTTGAGAAGTATTTGGAGACCGATCTTGAAGGAATGATGACTAAGTATTTTGACCTATCTACTCGTAGAGTTGGTATGGCCAATAAGTTTGGTACGAACTCCCACGGATTTTATGACTACATCTACACTGCCGAGCATGGTATCCGAGGTGCAGTGGAACTAATGACACAGGGTAAAGTCTTCTCGCGTGAAATTGTTGTGCCAGATGGCACGAACAGAAAGCGTACAGATATTGAGACTGAGTTGTTCCAGCCACTAACTAAAGACCCTGCACAAGCTGAACAGATTGTTCAACAAGCAATGGAGATTGCACAGCTACAGGGTGCTGATGCAGCAAGGGAATTTTTAATTACATCTCATCCCAAAGCAACTCAAGCATGGGAGAGAAGAGCAGACGCAATTGCTAATGCCCTAACTGAGTTTGGAGGAAAGCAAGGTATGATTCCTGAGAAGGAATATAAGTTTGCCCAAGCCATATTCGGTGTAACTCAGCGTAAGCCTGTATCTCCTCAAGATACTTTCTTTGAGATGCAGAACAAAACCTCTAAGGTTCTTCGGTCAATTAACTCCGTTTCCTTATTAGGTTGGACGACTCTAACATCTCTTGGAGACCTTGCATTACCTCTAGTTCGTTCTGGCAATTTCAGAGCATGGGCTAATGGTATGCGAAAGTGGGCATCTGATCCTGACTATCGACAAGCTATTCAGTCTGTTGGCGTAGCCGTGGAGAACCTTACTCATGAGCGGTTAACAGGTCTAGTGGGAGCTGACTCAACCAAAGCAACCAATGCGTTCTTTAACTTCACGTTATTGACTCCGTGGACAAACATGAACCGAGAGATGGCTGGTGCAGTATTCCACCAAGCAATCATCACGGAACAGCGTAGAGCGTTAACCGCAGATAAGGGGTCAAACAAGTATCGAACTGCCATGCGTTTCTTGAATCGCTATGGTCTGGCCGAGTACGCTAAAGAAGGAGCGAAAGACCTTAATGATCCGCGAGTTCTTGCTGATGACAATGGGGTGAGAGAGGGTATGATCCGATTCGCCAATGAGTCGATCTTTACGCCTAACTCAAACGATGTTCCTTTATGGGCGCAAACTCCTTGGGGTAGCGTGATCTTCCAACTCAAGTCTTTCCCATTAATGATGCAGCGTTTAACTTTGGGTGAAGGCGGCATTGGTAGTGAAGCAGTCAAAGGCAACGTCTATCCAGCTCTCTATGCACTCACTATTGGTGCAGGATTTGGTATGGCATCACTAGGAACAAAGGACGTAGTGCAATCCAGAGGTGGTGAAGAAGGTACGAGTATGGAGCTTCGTAATCGTAACCTTCTCAAGTCGCTTGGCTATGACAAAAAAGTCCACGGAAATGCGGATGACTTCGCTGGCTGGTATTACGAATCCTTAATGCAAATGGGTGGGTTAGGTTTACTCGCTGGCATCATGCACGATTCGGTTCAGCAGCTAGACAACGGAGCTTATGGAAGTATGCGTGTTATGTCTACAGTATTTGGCCCCTCCGTTGGTCTGTTCGGTTCAGCCTACAATGTTGGAGCAGGAGCTAAAGATTCAATTAGTGATGCTATGGGCAACGAATCAACAAACTCTAAAGAGCGTCAAGCGATTCGATCTCTCATCGAGAGAGTGCCAGTCATTGGTGGTGTTAAGGGAGTTAGAGAATCCGTTGTTGATACTGTAGCTGGTGAGTCTGAAAGTGGATCATCTTCATCCAGCAATGGTTGGGGTGGTGGATTTGGTGGTGGATTTGGTGGTGGATTCTGATGAGTGAATACGCCAGTCCACACTTTAAATGGTCTGAGCTTGCCTGTAGATGTGGGTGCGGTTGCACCTTTGTCTCGGAGCAAGCGGTAGTAAAGTTGGAGAAGTTGAGAGTTCTTCTTGCTGCTCCAATTAAGATCAACTCATCCTGCCGATGTCCAATCCATAATGCAAAAGTGGGTGGAGCACCACTAAGCCAGCATCGAGCAACAAAGAGTAATCCTTCTACAGCTTTCGACATTGCCATTGGCAATCATGATAAGCAGGAGATCATTGAGCTTGCTGAACTGGCTGGGTTCAATGGGATCGGAACTAAATATCGGACGTTTGTACACGTTGATGATCGCCCTAATCGGGCAAGGTGGTAATAATGTTAGAGATGCTAGGGTCAGCATTGTTCGGTGGTGGTGTCGGTATCTTCGGGTCAGTCGTATCCAAAGTCCTATCCATCTGGCAATACAAAGAAGAGTTGAAAGCCAAGCAGATAGATTATGAACATGAGAAATCATTGTTGGATCGTCAGCTTGCAGCTCGTAAGGATGAACTGGAAAGTGAGCAAGCGATTGTTAATGTCGCGGCTGATGAATCAGTTCGAGTTGCTTCGTATCAACATGCTAATAGTGTTGGAGAGACCAGCGTGTGGGTGAACAATGTGCTTCGTTTGGTCAGGCCATTACTGACTCTGATGATGGTGTGTTTAACAGCATATATAGCTGCAACATTTGATACGCTAACTCAGCAGGAGTTGTCTTCACAGGTTATCGCAATCACATCCATGTGCTTCGCGTGGTGGTTTGGAGACCGCTCTAAAGTTACTAATAAATCTTAGACATCATACTTGTTGATCGCTCGGTTCAGATAGAACTGGGCTTTCTTCAAGTCTTGGAGTCCATTCTTAGAGTGGTAACGTGCAGTGTACTTATGCACTTGAGCGATGAAGACAATAGTCGCTCCATCTATTCCAGCCAGTGAAGCTGACTTAGCCTCGCTCTCTATCCAATCAAGCGTTTCTATTTCCTTGTCAGCGTAGTGAGCAGGGTGCTCAACCATTGCATCAGTCATCGTCTATCCCTCGGTCTGTATTGCATGTACTTGCTTGTATCATCGCAGCCATTAGTTCCTCCGCAGTTATCACACAGCCAAGTGCCATCTTTCACTGGCTTGGCGAACTGACAACTTGAAGCCTCAACTGGGACTGGCATATCACTCCAACATACATCTCGCTTGAAGCATCCTTTGCATCTCCAGTCGGTCACATCAACAGAAATCTTAGCAGCATCACCCTCTAGTACAGTGACTATCCTCTGCTTGAGGTAGCTCCATTCTATCTGATCAAACTCCACAATCTCCGCGTGATACCTAGACTTGTCTTTGTTGTACGCAATAAAGAATGCCTCTTCCATGTCAGCCAGTGCCATGTACATCTGGAGTTGGCAGTAGTAAGAGTGGTGCGATATTTTTACACCCTTTGTAAGAAATTTCTGGAAGCTGGTATTGTTCATAGATTTGATTTCAAGGATGTATCGCTTGCCACCCAGTTCAATCATGCCATCAGTATGAGAGCTGATGTGTCCACCTAACTCCTGATAACTCCACTGCTCTCCAGTGGCTGGATCGTTCTCTATGACCACTGCACCTTTTACTTTTTTAAGATCAGCGACAACAACTTCTTCGATCATATGACCCATCGCAAAGATGCGCTTGAGAAATGCTGGAGGCTCAGTGTTGGGAAAACCTCTGAGTGAAAATGCTAAGTTAGCATCGCATGGGTTGCCTACTCCACTGGCTCCAATGTACTTGCGAGACTTGCTCTCCGTCTCTAGGTCATAAGCATTATCTATCAGTGTGATAACATTAAGTGCTGGCGATTGATCTGTCATTAAGAGT